ATTTGCTCTAGGTATATCTCACCGTCGTCGCGCTCGATAACCAGTACAAGGAACCCTGACATGACAGCGATCCCGTGAATAAAAGCATCGCTTTCTGTAGCGCCGAAGATGTACCGACACCATGCGGATTGTACCTTTTCTGCACCATCGAAGAATGTGCGGTAGACATAGAGGCCGTTCTGCAATCCGCTTGAGAGTACGAACACCGTGCCCGTTGTCGGGTCAGTGACAATCTCGAGGATATCACTGGCGATGTAATCAACCACATGCTTAGAAACATTGGCCGCAGTATTCGAGAGAGTGCTATCATCGAAGAAATACTCGTAGATCACATCGAACGATGGAGTGGTCGACGGGAAGTACAGCACGTCACCCATGGCCGTTGGTTTGGCAATAGGGCTCGCTGTGTAGCTCGTCGCCTGATCGAACAAGGCGCTCTCAGGGGTGAATGAACCTTCGGACGATAGCTCAAACTGAGCGCGCACCGAGGTTGCGAATAGAATTTTGCGGAACACCGTAGCGAACTTGAGAATGTTCACTTCGTTGGTCGTCGCCGCGCGCGTAACCGGATCGCTGTCGAGAACTTCGACGGCTTTCTCGGGCCACATATCGAGGACGTTCCCCGCTTGGGAACAATAGATTTCCTCGTCGGCCACGAAGGTCAACCGGTTGCGGTAGAAGGTGACGTCTTGGATCGTCTTGCCGATGAAGGTTGGTGCCTCGGTGACTTCCTCGTCGCCCACCTGTCGGGCAGTCCAATCCGCCGCTGAGAATGTGAACGTACCATCTGTGGCGCGCACCAAGCGGTGCGGCATGGAGGACTGATCGAACTCATTGTGGGCGTTGGGATCGGTCGTCTCGATGAAGGTAGACGTGGCGCTGTCGTCGATCACAAAGTATTTGCCGAAGCCGTTGGCGTCGGTTCCTGAGATCGCGTGAATGTTTCCGCTACCGCTGGCCGCCGGGAGATCAGAGAACTCCTGTACGGTCGACGTGACGGTGCCACTGTCGGCCTCAGCCAAGCGGGTCATGATGTTGCGGTTGGTGACGAACGTGTTGTCGGCCACGGAGATGAACCTAAGGTCCGCCGTGGTGACGCCGTCGAGGTACGTCAGGTCCTTGAACGTGGCCCATAGGGTCAGCGTGTCGTCTGCCGTTGCCATGCCTGTCGTGATCGACACGCGGAGGTAATTGTGGTCCCCGGTGGCTACAGCGTCGATGGTCGTCGAGAAGGTGCCTGAGCCTGCCCCACCTACGCCGGTCTGAATGTCATTCCACGTGACACCGTCCACTGAGCCTTCAACCTTGAAGCGCCCTGTAGTGGCGTCTGAGAGCTTCCAGCCCCAATCGAAGGTGGTCTCTGCGGCCAGGGCCACCGTCTTGATGGACATATCGGCTGCGTCGATTTGGACGATCCCGGTGCTATCGAGCGAGGCTTCTTCGATCAGGTAGTATCGTTTGGTGTCACCCACGGAGACCGTTACCTGGGCCCCGGTGATCGCGTTGACGGCTAGGATTTCACCGTCGCTCGCCAGGAGGAAGGTCTGCTCGGTCGCGTCGCGGTCGATAGGGTGAGCGAAGTAGGTCTGAGTGGGATCGAGGAAGTTGAGCCATGCGACAGTCTGCAGCGGCGGGCGCTTCTCGTAGCCGCCTGTGACGACTGAGAATAGCGTGTTGTCTGCGGCCTCTGCCTGATTGGACTGGCGCACCAGTGCGGGCTGGCGAGACACGCCTCCAAAGAGGGTGGCCAGCGATTGTTCTACAAGTGCGCCCATAGCTTAGTTCCCGTAATGTGGATTGTACCGATTGGCAATGGAGTTGACGTGAGGGCTCTCCCGAATGATGTTCAGGTCCTCGTTCGCGGCGTCCTCTTGGACAGCCTGGGTCTCGGCGGCGAGTACATCGTCCTTGGTGAACTCGTTTAGCACGCGGGACCCCATGAGGCCCTTTTGGAACCTGTGGGCTGCCGAGGTCCAGACGTATATCTGGAGGGCAGGCGTGAGCTTCGAGAAGTCCTGCAGGAACACACGGTCGACGGTAAGCTCCGTCTCGTTCGCCCAGGTCTCCGAGTTGTTGTCGATGTCGTACATCAGCCACTTGCTGTTGTCGGCGCTGCGTCGCATGCCTGCGTTGATGAACGCTGAGGGACGCGGGCTGCCTGTCTGGCGGCCAGAGCGCGGGTTGACTGTGTCGACACTCAGGGTGTCTACGCCGAGAGCGAACTGGTTGCTGGCGTTCTTGCTGAGGGTCAGGTTGCGGTCGGTATTGACGTGCCACCCTTTCAACTGAATTTCTCTATTCACGCGGTCGAGTACGCTTTCGGCAATAGCCGCGTCTCCGAGACCGGACGTGAGTGTTTGCACCGGACTTTCGCCAATGCTGAGGAGCATGTCGTTCACGCCCTCAAGTTTTGTCATGTGGCCTTCATTGACTGCCATGTGCTGGTCCTTTGTTAAAAAAAGGGGACCCCTGTGCGATCACAGGAGCCCCCTCGGGTCCACGTTGGAGGAGGAGGAGAGGAACGTGAACAACCTCTTTATGATCCGATGGGATCAAGTATCGCGGAATTCCCACGTACCCTCGTTACGGACGGGGCCGTGGCCCACCGCAATCTTGGCTACGATAAAGTCTTCCTGACGCCGTACGTCGCGCGTCTGCTCGAGACCCATGCCGATCAGCTTGGTCGTGCCAACGCCGTCGGTGTGCCAGCCACAGGCCAGCGTGGTCGAGAAGTCGGCGCGATACTTCGCCTTGACGTCGCCATTGGCGCTGTCATCAGTCTGCGGCAGCAGGTTCGTGCGGAAGGCTTGGATGCCATCCACGACCAGCATGCTGTCGACGCCCGAGGAACCTTGGCCACCGAACGTGAAGTCACGGTTGGTGATTAGGAACGGGTTGGCAGCCGTGTCAGCTACCTGAGCGTATTTCAGGCTGTCGAAGGTGTCGTACGGCATAGCGACGTACAACGGATCGTTGTCGGGAATGTTGTCCCCGCCAGCGCCAATCCGCATCTTGCGGAGGCCTTCGTGCCACACGGAACCAACTGCGGTCGCGGCGAAGGTGCCGGTGACGTCTGCGGACAGGATTGCCTGACCATCGGGGAACGGCGAGGTCGACGCAGCACCCGACAGGGAGCTATCGGCGCGGGCCGTCTTGATGATCGTGCGGTACACGTTGGTGTCGAACACGCGAGCCAGCGCACGACCGAGTTCCTCGGTGTAGCGGCTGCGAATGTCGAAGTGGGACATCGCTTCGTCGAGATCGTAGATGCCGATGTGAGCAACCAACAGGCCGTCAATCGAGATCACGCGCTCGGTCTCGTCGGTGTCCTGACCCAGCATTTCTTGACCGGCTACGTGGTAACCAGCTTCGACTTTCCAGGTCTTGGGAAATTGTGCGCTCTTTCCCGAGGGAATTTCACGGACAAAGTGCTTGTCTGCGGTGTGAACCGTCTCACTGAACGCAGCGAACACTTCGCCGCCGAACAGCTTGAGGAATAGACCCGTGTCGTCGCTCGTGTCAGCAACGTCTGTGCCGAAACGAGTGGGAGCGGACGGATCGCCTACGAATAAAGCCATGATATGGGCTCCTTCTATGGGGTTTGGGTAGTTAGGGGATCACGCCTTTCGTCTCTGGTTGATCAGGTTGACGTAGTTCGTCTGCAAGGGCCTCAGCCCAAGACTACAGTACGCGCCCGACGCCTTACGATTAAGGTCGGAGGTAGGATGTAGGTGACGATGGGATTTCAGGTTCCACCGTACAGCCTACGGTAATTTTATGGACGACCAACGACTTTGATGGCCGGATTAGTCTCACTCTTTAGAGTGTTTGTTAGGGTCATGCGCTTGGACCTAATATGTCCATGCCGAAATAGCACCTATCACTAGCCAGCCCGAAGCTAGTGTCACTCCCGGTCGTTAGGAGGTCATAGTAATCGTCAGTGGCGAGCAACACGGTGGTAGGCGGGATATGGAGGTCAACCGTGGTTGGTGAAACGTCCATCTGCCCTACCGGGATGCCCGGCCAGCCTGTGCTGCCACTGAGTCGGAGATACAAGTTGGTGTCATAACTACCTACATGACCAGTCAGAGTGATTGCACCACTGAATTGTGCGTAGTAGCCGTTGAACGCGGCAGGGATGGTTATACGCCCCGTCTCCACGCTGTCACTATGGAAGCCATCGGTGTCCCACGCCTCGGTGTCCCAAAGTATCTCAAGGCCACCTGCGTGGCTAAGGCCGGTCAGGCCGGTCGTCTTGTTCAGCTTCACGCCTGCGTAAGTGGCGGTGTCAGATCCCGCTTGACGTAGGTTGTTACCGTCGCAGCCGAAGATGGTACTGTTGCCGGTGAGGACGCTGTCTGCTGCCTCACTCTGGCCCGTAATGGTTGGGGTCACGGTGAAGGACAAGCTGTTCTTTATGACAACCGGGCGGCGCGCAATGGCGGGCACAGTGAGTGTTACGGAACCTGTGGGGACCACGGTTGCATCCTCTAGGATGAACAACTCGTAGCGAACCCAATCTTCGATACTGATTGAGGCAGCATTGGTGCTGTCCACGGAAACCGTTTTGACAATGTGTGCGCCTTGGGGGTTCGTTAGGGTCATGAAGTGATCTCCTTAGAGGTGAGTGGGGGAACCAAAGGGGCTCCCCCAGGGATCACTTAGACGATGTCGACGCTTCCGCCTTCAGCTACGTCGAGGTCGAGGGTCTCCTCGCCCCCACCAATCAGCGCAACGCGGATCACGTCGCCAGACTGCAAGCCACCGACGTACGTGTCGGCGTTGAACTCAGCCGTGACCGCGTCAAGCTCGGCTACAAAGCCTTCGTCAGCGAACGCAATAACGTCGTTGTTCTTGAGGATGGCAGCGGTGACTGTGTCAGCCGCTTCCGGTGCGATGAGGCCAGCGGCCACGTCGAGGTTCTTGAAGGAAACGCGAACGGCGTTGCCAGCGGGGCCCGAATAGATCAGGCCGGGATCGCCGTCAACATCAACGCCCGTGTCGCCAGCTACTTCGCCAGTGCGACCTTCGGCAGTTGCACTCCACGTCCAGTCGCCGGTCTCGTTGCCAGCAATGTCGACGGAGGGGGTGATGACTTGAGCTTCGCCGCCTTCGGCAACGACGGCTGCAGAAGCGTCTTCCGCGAAGTCACCATTGACGGTGACGGAGCGTAGTTTGGTGGTGTTCGTGAGGGTCATTTGGTTTTGTCCTTGATGGATACGATGCTTGCGTTGCAAGCGATGCAGATGCGATCTCTGTCGCCCATGACTGGATGCACGAAGTGCGGCAGCCAGGATGGGAACACGATCATCTCTCCCTCTTGCGGCGACAGCCGGAAAGCAGGGATGAAATTCACACCAGGGAACTGATAGCCCGCTGCCGGTCGCCCGTCAACGAATTCAATATCTCCCGGTC